TCACCAGGGCTTAGCCTCTGCCTCATCCATCGTGTGACGCTCAAAAGCCAGCGCTTCGCCTTTGGTGGCGAACTGCTTGCGCACACGACGCCCACTACGTCCGGCGGGGTAGCATTCGCAAATCCATTTACCTGTGATGAGTTTTCGTACTGCCATAAAAAATGCCCTCCATTTGAAGAGCATTTTTACTGTATAAATAACCAGTGTCAATGTATGATGTTCGAGGCAACCTACATCACAGATAACGATAAGATTGTGGTGCAGTAATGTTGTCACCTAATGAGCTTAAATGGCGGGGTTGATCGTAAATCTTTAGCTCACCAATTTTTATAGCAAAGGCTTTCTCTTTGCTGTGAAAATACGAATCAAAAAACTGTTTACTAATACCAGCATACCGACAAGTTTTTTTCCATACGTTACATGGTTTATCTTCTATAACATCATCGATATCAAACTCAGCAACAATCATACCTACAGGCATAGTTGAATAAATCACCACGGATTTAACATCCGGGTTTTTGAAGATTCCTTTTCTGAACTCAAATTTTTTTGTTCCATCAAGAATCTTTTCAACGTATTCAGGTTTAATTGACAATAATACTTTCATCTACTTCACCAAGTTCAACTATATCATTAAACTGTTTATCAGTTAACTCAACTACACCCCAGCGGCTTTGAGCATTCAAACCCACATTAGAAATTAGTTTAGCACGATTTATTCTTTTTGGTAAAGCAAGATTATAAGTAAAGCTAATAATATATGGGAACTGTTTGGTCTGATAAAAATCCTTCAGTTCATTCTCAGAAAATACACTGTATCTAGAACAGTAATTTATAAACTCCTGTTCGGATGAAAATGAAGTGATGTTTCTGACATCTTCGACAACACATAATGAAGTCGCAACTGAACGATAGTATGCTCGGTTTACTTCATCGGTTGTCCTGTAAATCACAAGAATATCATGACGCTTGATATTCGTAACGTCTTTCATGCGGCATATATATATTTTTCGTATACTATTTGCATGAGAAACGTCTGTGATTATGTCTGGTGATTCATTGATTAGCTTAGAATCAGGAAATAGTTTTGTGTGAAATTTAGGATAGATTGATAACAGATATTTTTTTTCATTATTTCTGTTGTTAATAAAAGGATAGTCAGAGAGAATATCACCTGTAAGATGTTCTCTATTCATCTCTCTTAATAAAACGTTTTCGGTGCCATTACCTGAGCTTTTTGTACCATAACGGATGAAACCGTAAAGTTGAAATAATCTTATTAAATAGTCATGTTTCTCAAATACTGTGACGTAGATATCATCGACTTTTTCTTTTAGGGCATGGTCAAATATTTTTTTCAAAAAACGTTGTCCACGCAATGTTTTTTTTGTATTGAATTTGAATGTTCCAATTTTTAAATGTTTTTTATTATCTAAAGCCGGAGAGACATCTGTTATTGGACCATTTTCTATTTTCAGATACATAAATCCGTCGATAGTGTTATCGTCATTGTAAAGAACATAGGCCATTTCTTTGGGGTTTAAACTTTTTTTATTAAACCACTCAACAAACCCCTGCTTATAATCATTTTTCAGTGTATCAAAGAAATCGTCATTGAAGTTCACTTCACTGAATGTTATAAATTTCAAGTTTTCCATATATATTCCTCAGTGATAGTTATATTACTTTCTATATTTCCAAAAATGTATGGAGATATAAATTATTATTGAAAATATAGCAGCTATGATATAGACCTCTTTTGCTGGGATATATTTAAGCATAAGAGCGAAAGCTGCGCCATATAATAAATAAGAGAGAATTTTGGTGATTTTTGCTTTTGTATTTTTAAATTTAACGACAACAGAAAAATCGTTCAATCTTGATTCTTTGGAATTATCAATTTTCCAATGGTAGATCATCGGGTCATGAGGGCCGAAAGAAACACTTTTATCAAAGTATTTTGTCCATGTTTCTGATTCTAATATTCTGCAGCCTTTATAATTCGATCCAGAGGCTGAACAATCATCAACCATGTCTCTTATAATAAATAAATGTGTTTTTAAAGGTGTGCAAGCTGCACTAGCTAATGTAGTGGATATCTCAGATGGCAAGTTTCGTTGTTCATTAATTCTAAAGTCAATAATATCCGAACGCTCGATGTTACTTTTAAGAAATAAATCTTTAGGGTAAAAGGTTTTTACTAAGGTTGTTAAATCAGATGGATGCAAATTGATGCGAAATCGTATGTAATGTTTACAGTTTTGTGAGTCTGAAAGGCAATCGTTTAGTTTAAAAACAATCAACGTACCATCATCCGCGTCATTGATTTTAACACGTTGATCGAGTTGGCTATTTTTAAAAGCCAACTTAGTGTTTATTATAAGATCGCCTTTGTTGTCTAACACTAATTTCAAATGTCTTTCATCTAACGTTTCTCTGTTAATAAGATATTCATTAAAAACAGCAGTAACTAAATTCTTACTTGATTCAAGGTTTTCACTTAAGTCTGAAAAACAATCAGTGCTTTTCTTGAATGGAAGAAATATACATATTGCACCATTGGACGCTATTTCTTCATCTTCTGGACGATGGAATGTTATACCAAAATCAAGGTAACTCAGTTTATGAGAACTAACGTTCCAGAAATTTATATGTAACTCATCTATGAAATTAGAATGAGTTGGATTATATCCGGATGTTTTCCTTATTTTGAAATTCCGGCATCCCCAAACCGCAAAACTACGTGACATAACCATTTCCTTTGATTTAATTTGTGAATGTTATTAAACATCGGCTAAGAGCCGATAATAGCATCTTGCGATAGGTTTTATATCATCGAGCATACATTCGAAAAACGATAGCTCACTTGCTACTTGTACCTTACCTACTGGAATTCTTGTTAGGTTGCGTGAGCTTATTGTCCCTTCAATTTCTACTATCCATAGTCCATCAATTATTTCGCTGAACTCCATTTCTACAAGATAATAGCTCCCATCGTCAGAAATAATAGTTGGCTTTAATATTTCTCGTGGAATGAGGTTTTTATCTAAAAAATAAGAGGAAGCGTCGCGTAGGTTTCCATCAATGATTTTCTGATGCGGTAGCCGAACAATATCTTGTACAGAATCGTTACTCGTTGAACCAATGCCTGTTGCTAACCACTCGAGGGATGAACCTGTTTCGAGGGCACACTGAATGACCCAATCAGCAGGAAAAATGTCACGCATATATCGCGTAGCCATTGTGCTCTTTGACACGCCCAAATGGTCGCAGAGAGCCTGACGAGTGTTAAAACCATACGCCTCAACCAATCGCTCAATCACTTTCTTACCGCCGCTATTGAAATCCAAAAGTCCTCCAAAACAATCTAAATTGCATTGACAGATTCCAAAAGCGATCTTAAAGTTGAACTCGAAGTGTTCTTTTGGAGCCTTCACAACTAATCACGATAAACAACGGCTCGCCACAAGCCGAACTAAAGAAGGAATGTTGCACCATGACCCCAAACATTTCAATCACTCTGAATACACCGCATGTCACAATTGAGCGCTATAGCGAACTTACAGGCCTTCCAGTCGATACGATCAATGACATGTTGGCTGATGGGCGCCTTCCGCGCCACCGTCTCCGTAAGGATAAAAAGCGCGAAAAGGTTATGATTAACATGGCTGCTCTGACTGTAGATGCTCTATCGGCTTAAGGAACTTTTGCTTATCGCAGTCATGTTTAAAGTTCGATTTTGCGATAAGTTCGGAGATGAAAACTATGTTTGATTATAAAGTTTCCAAACAAAGACACTTTGATGAAGCCTGCCGGGCCTTCGCTCTACGCCATAACATGGCGAAGCTGGCAGAACGTGCAGGTATGAATGTTCAAACCCTGCGTAATAAGCTCAACCCGGAGCAACCGCACCAGCTCACAGCGCCAGACATATGGCTGCTGACCGATCTCACCGAAGACTCAACACTGGTTGATGGATTTCTGGCGCAGATTCATTGCCTGCCATGTGTGCCAACCAATGAAGTCGCGCGGGAGAAAATGCCGCAATACGTCCTGAAAGCCACCGCCGAGATCGGCCGTGTTGCTGCCAGTGCGGTTTCTGGTGTTCAACTGAACGCGACTACCCGCCGCCAGGTTGTCGAAAGCGTCAACTCCGTTACTCGGCTGATGGCACTTACCGCTATTTCTCTGCAGGCGCGTTTACAGGCTAACCCAGCAATGGCAAGTGTCGTCGATACGGTTACAGGCCTTGGTTCTTCGTTTGGGCTGAGCTGAGGTGTTTATGCTGAACACTGAACCCTCATTTGCGTCGCTTCTCGTAAAACAAAGCCCGGCAATGCACTGCGGCCATGGCTGGATTATCGGGAAGGATGGTAAGCGCTGGCATCCGTGCCACTCGCAGGATGCGCTTCTGGCTGACCTGTCCACTATAAAACAGGGGAAACCATGGCTATTGAAGGCCCTGTGGCGACTGTTCCACTAAGTCCTGGTAAACGCCTCGATGGACTGAACCATATCGCGGAGCTGAGAGCAAAAGTGTTTGGTTTGAATATTGAGCGAGAGATGGATCGGTTTATTAATGAGATGCGCGATCCACGCGACATTAACCACAAACAGAACGAGAGGGCACTGGCCGCCATATTCTTCATGGCAAAAATTCCGGCAGAACGTCACAACGTCAATATTAATGAGCTGACCACTGACGAAACGCGGGAGCTGATTAAAGCAATGAATCATTTTCGTGCAGTGGTGAGCTTATTTCCCAAACGGCTAACCATGCCCAGTTAACCCAAAAAAGAAATTAATGGCGTAAACCCGCCGGGCATTCTTTTGCCCAAATTCAGGAGAATTGATTATGCGAAATAGTGAAACCCGCACCACAAAAACAGGACCAGATGATGCTGGTTTGTTCCAACTGTTTAACGAGGCTCGGCTTGATGAACGTAAAAGCTGTGCCTTTGCCGTATCTATCCGCATGGAGGCACTGGCGATCCACATCCTGCAGAAGGAAATGACCGGAATAGAGGCGGCGGAGTTGCTGCGCCGTGAAGTTGCCCGTTATGAAGCTGAATCACGCGGGGACTGGCACTGATGGCTGATTCCATGGATCTCGTTCAGCAGCGCGTCGAAGAAAATCTGCAGCGTCATATTCAGAACGCCCGTGCCAGAAAGACCGGTACAGCCCGCGTTCTTTGCATCGACTGCGACGCGCCAATTCCAATAGCACGCCGACAAGCCATTCCGGGCGTGCAGTGCTGCGTGAAGTGCCAGGAAATCGCAGAACTGAAAGGGAAGCACTACACCCGAGGCGCGCTGTGAGCTTTGGAGTCTGTCAGTGATGGCTGAGTTAACAAAAGACAACGGCGGCCTGACTGAGGACGCCGGGGTTTTCTCATGGAATGCCCCGAAAAAAGCAGTTAATCCCTATCTGGACCCGGCGGATGTTGCGCCGGTTTCCACGCTTTCAAGCCTGATCACTCTCTACGCTGCGGACAACGAGCAGGAACAACTGCGCCGTGAGGCGCTGAGTGATGAGGTCTGGGATCGCTATTTCTTCAATGAATCCCGTGATCCTGTTCAGTGTGAAATGGAACAGGACCAGCTCATTAGCCGCGCCAGAATGGCTCGTGAGCAGCAGCGCTTTAATCCCGATTTAGTCATTCTGGCTAACGTCAACGCCGAACCCGTCCACGTCAGCAAACCTCTGCTGGAAAGGATTAAATTCTTCCAGGGACTGGGAAGGCCGAAGGCATATTCTCGCTATCTGCGCGAAACCATCAGGCCGTGTCTTGAGCGAGTGGAGCGTGTGCGTGAAAGTCAGGTGTCTGCTTCGTTCCGGTTTATGGCGAGTCATGAAGGGCTGGAAGGGCTGCTGGTTCTGCCGGAAATGAATCAGGAGCAGGTCAAGCGTTTATCCACACTGGTTGCGGCTCACATGAGCCTCTGTCTCGATGCCGCCTGCTGCGATCTGTTTGTGACTGATGACGTCAAGCCGGAACAAATTCGCCAGTCATGGGAAAAGGTGGCCGCTGAGGCTATGCGCCTTGATGTGATTCCACCCGCCTTTGAGCAGCTGCGCCGCAAGAAACGCCGTCGTAAGCCGGTGCCTTATGACCTGATTCCGGGTTCGCTGGCGCGTATGCTGTGTGCAGACTGGTGGTATCGCAAGCTGTGGCAGATGCGCTGCGAATGGCGTGAGGAACAGCTGCGCGCTGTTTGCCTGGTTAACAGGAAAGCGTCCCCATACGTCAGCTATGAAGCCGTGATCCACAAACGCGAGCAGCGCCGCAAATCACTGGAGTTTTTCCAGTCACATGAGCTGGTGAACGCCGACGGTGACACGCTGGATATGGAAGACGTGGTTAACGCCAGCAGCAGTAATCCGGCGCACCGCCGCAATGAAATGATGGCCTGCGTAAAAGGTCTGGAGCTGATCGCAGAAATGCGCGGCGACTGCGCGGTGTTCTATACCATCACCTGCCCATCACGCTTCCACGCAACCCTGAACAACGGCAGACCTAATCCGAAGTGGACCAGCGAAACGGTCCGGCAGAGCAGTGATTATCTGGTTGATACGTTCGCCGCTTTCCGCAAGGCCATGCACAAGAGCGGCATGCGCTGGTATGGCGTCCGGGTGGCAGAGCCGCATCATGATGGGACGGTGCACTGGCACCTGCTGTGCTTCATGCGTAAAAAAGAACGCCGCGCCATCACTGCTTTGCTGCGTAAATTTGCTATCCGTGAGGACCGCGAAGAGCTGGGCAACAATACCGGCCCGCGCTTTAAGTCTGAACTGATCAACCCGCGCAAGGGCACGCCGACCAGCTACATCGCCAAATACATCAGTAAGAACATCGACGGGCGCGGCCTGGCTAATGAAATCAGCAAGGAAACAGGCAGATCACTGCGGGATAACGCTGAGCACGTTAACGCCTGGGCGTCATTGCATCGCGTCCAGCAATTCCGCTTTTTCGGTATTCCGGGCCGCCAGGCTTATCGTGAGCTGCGCTTGCTGGCAGGCCAGGCCGCGCGGCAGCAGTCCGATAAAAAAGTCGGTGCGCCGGTGCTGGATAACCCGCGTCTGGATGCGGTACTGGCTGCAGCTGATGCCGGGTGCTTTGCCACCTACATCATGAAACAGGGCGGCGTGCTGGTCCCGCGTAAACATCACCTGGTCAGAACGGCCTACGAGCTTAACGACGAGCCATCTACCTATGGCGATCATGGCATCCGTATTTATGGCATCTGGTCCCCGATTGTTGAGGGCCGGATTTGCACGCACGCGATGAAGTGGAAAATGGTTCGTAAAGCCGTTGACGTTCAGGAGGCGACAGCCGACCAGGGCGCTTGCGCCCCTTGGACTCGTGGCAATAACTGTCCCCCTGTTGAAAATTTGAACCAAACAGTGGGTGATATTTCCGATATAACCATCATGGATGAAACCGAATTGAAGGAATATTTTCACGGTATTAGCCAGAAGGAACGGCGTGAGCTTGCGGCCCGTATGCGGCAGGTAAAACCGAAGCGGAAAAAAGGATATAAGCAACAAATTTCGCAGCAGCAAGGGCTGCAGCTTGAGGCCGAACTGAGTTCCAGAGGCTTCGATGGTAGCGAATCAGAGATTGACCTGCTTTTGCGCGGTGGCAGTATTCCGTCTGGTGCCGGGCTACGTATTTTTTACCGCAACCACCGCCTGCAGGAGGATGATAAATGGCGTCAGTGGTACTGAGATAACAGGATTAACAATTCCTGCTCTTATTGATCAGTGTCAGAGCTATCTGATTGAGAATAAAAAAAGCGTTTTACAATTAGAAATCCTTATTATACTGTATATATAAACAGTGATTATACATACAGTTATGTGGTGTATCTGAAGTAATGATAGGAGGGAAGATGCAGGATTATTTTCTGGAGTCGTTGAAGCTCCAGCGCATTGATTTTTTTATCAAGCTTGTAGCGGCTAGTGAGTGTGACGACGAAGAAAAGCAACTGGCTATCCAGTGGGTTTCTGAGTTAACGGATGAACTGATGGCGAAGATTCGTGCTCATGAATACAACCGCTCAATGGATCTTCCCGGTTAGCAGCAGGAACGTTGCTGGCGCAAGAACTAGCTTCTTACGTCAGCAAGGTTGAACAACGAGTACAGCGAGGCGTTAGGTGTGGCGTTCATTTAATGAGTGATAGTCCGCTCTGCGATGTGAGTTCAACCGATGGACGCAAGGCCCTCCTTTTCCTATTTAATTGAGTCCAGCAACAAATCACAGTTACTCTCATTGTAGAGAGAACGGGCAACTACTGTAACCTGCTTTCCATTCATTCCCGGCTTACCCCACAACACTGCCTCTTGCGACGCCACAAATTCAGCATAATCAATTATGCGCTGTTCGCGATCTGGTTCTTCATAGCCTAAGTATGAGAGCGCATCGTTGTAAGCGTGGTAAGCAGCTTTCTGTAATATCTTAATATCGGCTGTAGGTACTTGCCCCGTGTAGTTAGGATCTAATTGTGTGCTACTGCCATAGAATGCACACGAAAGGTAAGATATTGATTTCTGTTGTGCTTTAGTTCCTTTCTCATAGTTATTATCTGTTGCAGCCTGAACTGGAGCGCTAAGAAAACTGGCAACCAGAGTTAAAATTAATACGTAAAAGCTTCTCATTTTGACCTCAGCCGAAACGTTAGAGACTACCGGAGTCTGTAAAACTCGTGGCAATTCAGTTTGAGATCTTCCCACTTACCTCATTTTTAATCAAACATATGCTTTTGTAAGCATCTCTGTTAGCCGAATCATGCACTTTTAGAGGGCTCCCGACATACTGATTATGCCCGCGGCGTAAAGCCCGATTCACTTCACTCGTCTGCGCATGCCTATGCTGCATGAGATCGCATGATCGTGTGAGGATCGTTTTCGCTAAGGTCCGCCAGAGCCGGCAGGCTTTTGCTTATGTCATGCAGGTGCATGAAAACCGCTGCATAAAGCGGGCAGGCGAGGCGGGGATAGCACTGCGCGCCGGAGCGTGTAATTAATTTATTATTTTTTTTCCCGCAAGCGCGCGGCGCTGTCGCATTTTTTCAGGTGCGTTGACGTACAGGGGCGGGATCGTTCAATCGGGGCGCAGGAAGCGCGGGAGAGCGTCAGAAAGGGCGTGCAAAAAAGCCGCCCGGAGGCGGCGCGGTATCGTTAATCTTCAATATTCAGCGAGTAGTCCCGAAAGCGGATCACCTCCTCGCCTGACCAGTCATTAATCTCTTTAAATCGCTCCTGCAACGGTGTCAGCTCGTTGCGCACAAATACCTGTGCTGCTTTCACCACATCCCCGAAGCCGCCGGTATTGTTCGGCATCATCCCCATAAGCTGGGGCGGTACGCGATGCGCGCTTAACAGGTCGGCCTCGCTGACCTTTTTGATATTAAAAAAGTCGTCTTTAGTCGCCACCTCACTGAGCGGGATAATCTTTATCCCGTCTGGTTTTCCGCTGGGTGCGTAGAAAAACAGATTTTTAAAGTTCCCCAGGCCTTTCGAGTTACGCATCGCATCGCGCATCGCCTCAACGTCGGTACTGCTCTGTGCGGCGTCGGTCACGTACATGATGTAACCGGCGTGCGCGCCGTTCTGGTAATACTTGCGGCGGTACAGGGTCGCCGACTCGTTAAGCCAGGCCGAGTTAAGCGCGCTGAGATATTCCGGCATCCCGTAAATTTCCTGGTTAATGTCCGGTTCCATCAGGTGAAACACCGAGCCGTTTTCAAACGGATGCGGCTGAATGAATGACGGCACCCACCAGTAATCCCCTTCGACCACGCCGCGCCGGGTGTATTTGGCCGGTGAGGTTTCAAGCTTCATCACGCGGCCCGTGGCGCTTCTGCGCTTTTCCAGGAACGCATTTCCGAACACTAAAAAATCCAGTACAAAGCGGCTGAAATCCTGTTGTGACAACAGCGGGTGCGGGACAAATGTTGAGGCCAGAATGTTACGCTTCACGTAAATCGGCGAACTGTGGTGAACGGCGGCGCGCAGGCTTTTTGCAAGGCCCGTAAAGCTCACCGGCGGCTCATACCATTTGCCGTTACTGATGCATTCCACATAATCCAGAATATCCCGGCGGTCGAGCACCGGCGAGGGTTCGCCGAAGGTGAACGCCTCCATTTTTGGCGCGTCGGCTGTGGTGTTGATTACCGCTTTTGACTGCTGCGGCCCGCGGCTTTTTCGTTTTGACATCAGTTAAACTCCAGAATGGAAGATGCCGCCATGCCGCTACCGGCGCTGAGCGGTTCGTTAATTAATACGTGCATGGTTGCCCAGGCTAAATCCGCGTGGCTGGCCTCCTCGGTGCGGCTGGCCTCATAGGTGGCGCTGCGCCCGCTGCCGGTCATGGTTTTGCGGATCGACATAAACGACTGCGTGATGTCGGTTGCGCCGACGTCGTATTCCAGACAGCCGCGCGCAATGGTGTCTTTGGCTTTCAGCACCATCGCGGTTTTGACTTCCGGCGTGTAACGGATTTCACGCGCTGCCGGGAAAAACGAGCGCACAAGCTGGTAAACACCCTGGCCGAGGCCGGTCGCGTCAATGCCGATGTACTCGACGTGGTATTTCAGGGTCAGGTCGCGGATGGCGTTAGCCTGGGCGGCGAAGTCCATGCCTTTCCACTGGTGACGCTCCAGAATGCGGAATTTGCCGCCGGTGACCAGCGGCGGCGCGATAACCACGCACCCGGCACTGTCGCCGCGCAGGGATGGGTCGTAACCAACCCAGACTGTGCGCTGCCCGAATGGCCTGTCGGCGAACGGCGCGAAATCCTCCCACTCCTCCAGGCTGTCAACCATGCAGCGCTGGAGCTCCTCGAACGGGAACACCGACGCCTTGTCGTCAACAAACTCGCACATAAACAGGTTACGGAAATCATCGGTGCTGTTTTCCTGTTTCAGCGTGTCCAGGTCAAACAGGGTACAGCCGCGCGCGAGTGCGTCCTCAATGGTGACAATCTGCCGCCACTGACCATCCGCGCACAGCACACCACCGGCGAGCGCAGTATGTGAAATATCAATATCCACGCGCTCGCTGGCGCTGGCGCGGCCCTTGTTAAACAGCTCGCCAGACCAGAACGGATATGCGCCGTGACCGAGCGAGGAGGGGGTCGAAAAGTAGGTCGTTCGCAGGTGCTTTTGTGAGGCCATGCCGGAGGCGACTTTACGCAGGCGCTGAAAGTTCGGTATCCAGAAAATCTCATCGACATACAGGTCGCCGTTATGGCTCTGTGCGGTGTTGGAGTTGGTGCCGAGAAAAATCAGTTTCGCCCCGTTGTTTCCGATGACCACCGGGTCGCCGGTCAGGTCGACGTCGACCAGGCGGGCAAAGGCGATGATGTACTCACGGAACACATACGCCTGGGTTTTACTGGCCGATAAAAATATCTGGTTGTTACCGGTTTTCAGGGCGCGCAGTAACGCCTCGCGGGCGAAATAAAACGTCGCGCCAATCTGGCGGGATTTCAGAATATTGCGGATGCGGTGCGCCAGCCCTGCGCGGTGCCAGTTGAGCTGGTATTCGAATGACTCATCAAAAAAAATCTCGTCGAGTTTCTCAATAGCCTCGTCACTGAAAAAGTTCTTTTTCGGTTTGCGGCGCTCACCCTTATTGCGGTTCGCCACGTTCGGATTTAAATCCGCCTCGTTACCGGTCTGGCCGTAGCGGTTTACCCTGGCGAGCCGCTCCATCTGACGCGATAAAAAATCCGCGACCTTAAAGTCATGCGCGGTTAATTCCGGCTTGGCGTAAAGCTGAATGAGCCGCGCCTCAAGCGTACTTTCCACCCGGTTTAATGGCGCGGTTAAGTCCCATTCGTCGCGCTGCTTCCAGCTCTGAACGGTCGGGCGTTTGGTCTGCAACATTTCCGCGATTTGCGGCACGGAGAAGCCCTGCCAGTACAGGAGTGCGGCCTGTCGTCGCGGATCATGTAACAGCGTGGTGTCGGTGGTGATGCTCATGAATGCCTCGCCTTTGTGGATACAGGGCAAGGCTACTTAAGCGCGGTAAGCGATTCGCTAATGCGCTGTTGTGTGGGGGATAAGCCATCCGGGTTTGATGGCGGGGGCGGGGCGGTGTCGGGAAACTAACCCCGACCTAACCGTGAACCTTCACCAACAATCAGGACTCCTGACGATGGCAAAAAAAGTTTCAAAATTCTTCCGTATCGGCGTTGAGGGCGACACCTGCGACGGTCGCGTTATCAGTGCCACGGATCTACAGGAAATGGCCGCCACCTTTGATCCGCGTGTGTATGGCTGCCGTATCAATCTCGAACACCTGCGCGGTGTTTACCCTGACGGCGCATTTGGCCGTTACGGTGATGTGGTCGAGCTTAAGGCGGAACAAATTGAAGACGATTCCGCGCTTAACGGTAAATGGGCGCTGTACGGGAAAATCGCCCCGCTCGACAACCTGGTCGACATGGTGAGCAAGGGCCAGAAAGTTTATACCTCGATGGAAATCCAGCCGAATTTTGCCAATACCGGCAAATGCTATCTTGTCGGGCTCGCTGTCACTGACGATCCGGCAAGTCTCGGCACCGAGTACCTGGAATTTTGCCGCACCGCGAAAACCAACCCGCTTAACCGCTTTAAAACCAGCCCGGAAAACCTGATTTCTGTCGCCACCCTGGCGGATCTGGAATTTGAAGACCAGCCGGAAAACGTGTTCGCGAAACTGAGCGACACCGTGAAAGCCATTTTTGGCCGTAAGCAGGCCAGCGACGACGCCCGTTTTGCTGACGTGCATGAAGCCGTGACGGTGGTCAGCGAGCACGTCCAGACCAGTCTCAGCGCCACCGAACAGCGCCTGGCAGAAATGGAAACCGCCTTTTCCACGTTTAAGCAGGATGTGACCCGCCAGACCGGGGAAGTCAGCGAGCAGTTTAATCAGCTTAAAACCTCACTCGACCACACCGAAAGCCAGCATCAGCCGCGCCGCAAACTGAGTACCGGCGGCGGTGGCGACGAAATGCTGACGAACTGCTGACCGGCATTCTCAGGTCAGTGCAGTAAAACCCGTTTAACTTAATTCAGGAACCACTATGCGCCCAGCAACCCGATTTGCTTTTAATGCCTATCTGTCCCGCATTGCCGAGCTGAACGGCATCGACGTCGGCGACATCGATAAAAAATTCAGCGTTAACCCGTCCGTCACGCAGTCGCTGATGGATACCGTGCAGGAGTCGTCCGACTTCCTGACGCGCATCAACATCGTACCGGTGAATGAGCTTAAGGGCGAAAAGGTCGGCGTGGGGGTAACCGGCTCCATTGCCAGCACCACCGACACCGCTGCCGGTAATGAGCGTCAGACCCAGGACTTTACGCAGCTTGAGTCCAACAAATACGAATGCGATCAAATCAATTTCGATTTCCATCTGCGCTATAAAACCCTCGACCTGTGGGCGCGTTTCCAGGATTTCCAGTTGCGTATCCGTAACGCCATCATTAAGCGTCAGGCGCTGGATTTCATCATGGCGGGCTTTAACGGTGTGCGTCGTGCGCCTACCTCAGACCGTGCCGCTAACCCGATGTTGCAGGACGTCGCCGTGGGCTGGTTGCAGAAATACCGCACCGAAGCCCCGGCCCGTGTGATGAATAACGTCACCGATGATGATGGCGCGGTGGTGTCTGCCGTGATCCGCGTGGGTGAGAACGGCGATTACGCCAATCTCGACGCCGTGGTGATGGATGCCACCAACAACCTGATTGCGCCGTGGTATCAGGAAGACCCCGATCTGGTGGTGATTGTTGGCCGTCAGTTGCTGGCCGATAAATATTTCCCGCTCGTTAACCAGACGCAGGCCAATACCGAAATGCTGGCTGCTGACGTGATTGTCAGCCAGAAACGCATCGGTAATTTACCGGCGGTGCGTGTGCCGTTCTTCCCGGCGGATGCGATGCTGATCACCCGCCTGGATAACCTGTCCATCTACTTTATGGACGAAAGCCACCGCCGTGTTATTGCGGAAAATCCGAAGCGCGACCGCGTGGAAAACTACGAATCAATGAACATTGATTATGTGGTGGAAGACTACGCCGCCGGTTGCCTGGTGGAAAACGTCAAGGTCGGCAAATTCGCAGCGGAAAACGGCGGAGCGTAACCCATGACGAGCCCCGCCCGGCGTCACATGATGCGGGTCTCGGCCATCAGCGCCGCGCAGCGGGAGGACAACCCGCTGCGCCATGCAACCGCCTATGAGCAGATGCTGGTAAAGCTGGCCGCAGACCAACGCACGTTAAAAACCATCTTCTCGAATGAGCTTAAGGCGGCGAAAAAGCGCGAGCTGTTGCCGTTCTATGCACCGTGGGTCAGCGGTGTGCTGACAGAGGGGAAAGGCTCACAGGACGACATTCTGATGACGATCATGCTGTGGCGTCTCGATGCCGGTGACATTGCCGGTGCGCTGGATATCGCCCGCTATGCCCTGCGCTATGGCCTGACCATGCCAGGCAAACACAAACGCACCCCCGCGTATCTGTTTGCCGAGGAAGTGGCGCTTGCGGCCATGCGTGCACAGGCCGCCGGTGAGACGGTCGACGTGGCGCTGCTGCATGACGCGATTGCGCTGACGGATCCCGCCGACATGCCCGACCCGGTGCGTGCGAAGCTGCACAAAATCACCGGCATGGTGTTACGTGACGGCGGTCAGCCTGCACAGGCGCTCACTCACCTTGAACGGGCGATGCAGCTCGACCGGCTTGCCGGGGTGAAAAAGGATATTGAGCGGCTGACACGCGAACTGCGACCGAAGCCGGATGCACCGCTTAAAAAGACCACCACGCGGGTGCGCAAGCCGAAAAGCGCGACGCCTGCGAAACGTGGCCGACCCAAAAAAATCACCAGTTAACAGAATGCGCCCCGCGCCGGGCGGCACGTCGGCAAAGGCGGTTTTTAACCTCACCTGAAACCGGCGTCCACCGCCCACCCTTTTAAAAGGTAGTCATGATGACGCTGATTATTAATAACGAACCGCACGGCAGCACAGTAATTGTCCCGCCCCCGGCGGGCGACGAACCGGTGATTAAAAACACCTTTTTCTTTCCTGATGTCGATCCGGTTCGTGTGCGGGAACTGATGCGCCTGGAACAGACCGTACCCCCGGCCCGGTTGCGAAGCGCCCTCAAGACCGGTATCGCGGAAACCAACGCGGAGCTGTACGAGTGGCGGGCGCTGCAAATCGCCGCAGGATTTACGCAGCTTGCCGACGTACCGGCGGAGAAAATCGACGGGGAAAGCGAACGGGTTTTCCACTACCTGAGCGCGGTCTGTGCGATGACAACCGCCACGCTGTACGAGCGTTATCGCGGTGTGGATGCGAGCGCAAAAGGCGACAAGAAAGCCGACAGCATCGACACCACCATTGACGACTTATGGCGCGACATGCGCTGGTCGGTGGCGCGGCTCCAGGATAAACCGCGCTGCATCGTGAGCCAGATATGAAAGTTTATGCCGAGCAGGGGGACACCCTCGACCAGATTTGCGCCCGGTATTACGGGCGCACGTCCGGGGTCGTTGAGGCTGTACTCCTGGCTAATCCGGGTCTTGCCGGGCTCGGGGCGATGCTGCCACACGGCACCGCCGTCGAGCTCCCTGACGTTCAATCATCGCCGGTCACGGAGACCGTCAATCTGTGGGACTGACAATGGAAAAATTCACCACGTTTACCACCTACTGGCTGTCGGTGCTGCTTGCATGGTTCGGCACCCAGACCCCGGAGCGTCTGGCTTTCTGGGTCGGGGCGGGCTGCGCCATCTTCACCGCGCTGGTTAACTTCTGGTATCGCCGGAAAACCTTTCGTTATCTCACTGAGATGGGGATCGACAAAGAGGTGACCCGTGAAATCATTCGTTAAGCGTTGCAGTGTGGCCGCCGTGCTGGCGCTGGCCGCACTGGTGCCCGACTTTCGTCTGCTCCATACCTCGCCGGAGGGTCTGGCACTGATTGCCGACCTTGAGGGATGCCGTCTGCGTCCCTACCAGTGCAGCGCGGGCGTATGGACATCGGGCATCGGCCACACTGCGGGGGTCGTACCTGTTCGCGACATCACCGAGCGCGAGGCGGCGGCGAATCTGGTCGCGGATGTGCTGAACACCGAGCGGCGCCTGGCAGTCTGCGCGCCGGTGAAGATGCCGCAGCCGGTTTACGACGCGCTGGTCAGCTTCGCCTTTAACGTCGGCACCGGCGCGGCCTGTCGCTCGACGCTGGTCGGCTTTATCAACCGTCAGCAATGGGCGCAGGCGTGTGATCAGTTATCACGCTGGGTTTATGTCAATGGTGTGAAAAACAAAGGACTGGAAAACCGCCGCGCGCGTGAGCGGGCTTACTGCCTTAAGGGGGCATCATGAAAACGTTAGTGGTATTGCTGGTTCTGGCCGTGCTGGCCGGGCTGTGGCTGCATCATGAAAACGGCAAACTTGCCCGCTCATTTGAAAAGGCGAACCGCGTCGCCGGGGAACTGAAAAACACGGTCGGGATGCTGAAAAATCAGCTTCAGGTCGTGGCCGTCAGGGCGGAAAAAAACGAACGGGCGCAGGTGGATTTGCGCCAGAAACTGGCCGCCGCCGGTGACCGGGCGGTGAGGCGTGAGCAAACCATCACGAGGTTACTTAATGAAAATGAAGCCTTTCGCCGCTGGTACAGCGCTGATTTGCCTGATGCTGTGCGTCGGGTGCACCACCGCGCCGCCTGCGCCTCCGCCGGTAGTTGTCTGGAACGCCTGCCCGGTGGTGAGCCTGTGCCCGATGCCGGGAAGCGATCCGCGCAGTAACGGCGATTTGAGTGCCGATATCCGTAACCTTGAGCGCGCGCTGGAGAGCTGCGCGCAACAGGTTGAAGCCGTCAAACAGTGCCAGGACGATTTACATGTTGAAGCCAGACAGCCTGCGCAAGACCCTAACTGATGCTGTGCCGGTACTGCGTACTAATCCCGATATGCTGCGCCTGTATGTGGATAGCGGGCAGGTTGCCTCCACGCTGGCGACGTCTTTGTCATTTGAGAAGCGCTACACGCTTAACGTGGTGGTGACGGATTTCACCGGCGAGCTGGATTTGCTGCTTGTTCCGGTGCTGGCGTGGCTGCGTGAACATCAGCCCGACATTATGACCACCGATGAGGGTCGCAAAAAGGGCTTTACGTGGATTGCGGATATCAACAATGACAGCTCGTTAGACATCAGTATCAGCCTGATGCTGACCGAGCGCACCCTGGTGAAGCAGGTCGGTGCGGCGCTGCATGTCGACAATATCCCGGAACCGGCACCGCCGGAGCCGGTCGCGCGCCCGATGGAACTCTGGATGCGTGACGAACTGGTGAGTAAATGGGATGAGTGAGTTAAATCCGTTTGAAAACCGGCTCGCCGCGCTGATTGCCGCCCTGTCACCGGCGGGGCGTCGTAATCTCAGCGCTGAAATTGCGAAGACCCTGCGCCAGCAACAGCAACAGCGGATTAAGGCGCAGCGTGCGCCGGATGGCACGCCCTACGAGGCGCGACGCCCGCAGACCATCAGGGGGAAAAAGGGCCGGGTTAAGCGCGAGATGTTCGCGAAGCTGCGCACCAGTCGCTATATGAAAGCCGTAGCAGACGAAAGCGCGGCGGCGGTGGAGTTTACCGGTAAGGTGCAGCGCATTGCGCGTGTACATCAGTACGGGTTACGTGATAAGCCCGGCCAGAACAGCCAGGCCGTACTGTACCCGGTGCGCCCCTTACTCGGTTTTTCTGATGCTGACCGTCAGATTATCGAGAGTGCAATTATCAATCATCTTGCCGGGTAGTTGTGCCATGCATGACAAAACCCGCCCGCATTGCCGCCGGATCTGCCCGGCGGCATTCTTTCCGCTATGAACACACTTTCAACTATCCAGGAACTCGCCCGCGCACTTCGCAACATGATACGCACCGGTGTCATTGTCGAAACCGACCTTAACGCCGGTCGTTGCCGTGTGCAGACCGGCGGCATTTATACCGACTGGCTCCAGTGGCTGACGCACCGGGCCGGGCGCTCGCGTACATGGTGGGCTCCCTCCGTGGGTGAGCAGGTACTGATCCTCGCCATTGGCGGCGAGCTCGACACCGCGTTTGTGCTGCCCGCCATCTTTTCGGATGACCACGCCGCGCCGTCGGCCTCGGCTGATGCCTGGCATGTGTCGTTCCCGGATGGTGCCGTTATGGAGTACGAGCCGGAAACCGGCGCGCTGACCGTCAGCGGCATTAAAACCGCCGACGTCACCGCGTCAGAATCCATCACGGCAACCGTGCCGGTGGTAATGGTGAAAGCGTCGACCCGCGTCACGCTCGACTCGCCGGAAGTGGTCTGCACCAACAAGCTGATCACCGCGACGCTTGAGGTGCAAAAGGGCGGAAAGATGAGCGGCGATATCGAGCACAGCGGCGGGGCATTTACGTCTAACGGTGTGCAGCTTGACGACCACGGTCATGGTGCAGTGCAGCGTGGCGGAAGCTGGACGGAGGGGACGAAGTGACGACACGTTATCTCGGTATGAACCGTAACACCGGGCGGGCCATCACGGACGCGGAGCACATCAGTCAGAGCGTGGGCGATATCCTGCGCACCCCTGTCGGGTCACGTGTGATGCGCCGTGATTATGGCTCGCTGTTATCCGCCATGATTGACCAGCCTCAGACCCCTGCGCTGGAGCTGCAAATCAAAGTGGCGTGTTACATGGCGATCCTGAAATGGGAGCCGCGTATCACGCTGACGAGCATCACCACCGAACGCCAGTTTGACGGAAAGATGATCGTCAACCTGACCGGTCAGCTTAAGGACACCGGCGAGAGCCTTTCATTAACCCTGCCTGTGAGTTAATACCATGCCGATTATCGACCTTAGCCAGCTCCCCGCGCCGGATGTGGTTGAAGTACCAGACTTCGAAACCATCCTCGCGGAACGAAAAGCGACGCTGATTTCCCTGTTTCCCCCGGAGCAACAGGAGGCTGTCGCGCGCGTGCTGGCGCTGGAGTCCGACCCGTTAACCAAATTCCTGGAAGAAAACGCCTACCGCGAAATGCTCTGGCGTCAGCGTGTCAACGAGGCGGCGCTGGCGACCACGCTCGCCTTTTCCGCTGAGGCTGATCTTGACGTGATGGCCGCTAACAACAACACCACGCGACTGACCATCACCCCGGCGGATGATGCAACCATCCCGCCGACACCGGCAGTCATGGAATCTGATACTGATTTGCGCCTGCGGGCGCAGCAGGCGTTTGAAGGGCTTTCCGTGGCGGGGCCGGTGGGCGCGTATGAATATCACGGACGCAGCGCCGACGGACGTGTCGCGGATATTTCCGTGGTCAGCCCGACCCCGGCCTGCGTGACCATTACCGTCCTGTCGCGTGAGGGTGACGGCACGGCCAGCACCGGTTTGCTTGCCGTGGTGGAAAAGGCACTTAACGCCGAAGACGTGCGCCCCGTGGGTGATCGTGTGACCGTGCAGAGCGCTGTCATGGTGCCGTACCGGGTGGACGCGACGCTGTACTTTTATCCCGGCCCGGAGTCCGAACCGGTGCGGGAGGCCGCAGAGCAACGGCTTAAGGAATACATCAGCGCACAGCACCGCCTCGGGCGTGACATCCGCCGGTCTGCCATTTATGCCGCGCTGCATGTTGAAGGGGTGCAGCGTGTCGAGCTGACGGCCCCGGCGGCTGACATTGTGCTCGCCAAACACCAGGCATCTTACTGCACTGATTACACCATAAGCGCAGGGGGGACGGATGAGTAATGACCGCCTGTTACCCGTCGGCTCCTCGTTGCTGGAGGTGGCCGCCGCGCAGGCCGCTGCCGATATTATGCGGGTGCCGGTGCCGCTGCGTACCCTGTGGAACCCGCAGACGTGCCCGGTCGCGCTGTTGCCCTATCTTGCATGGGCGCTGTCGGTTGACCGCTGGGACTTTAACTGGCCGGAAGCCACCAAACGCAGCGTCATTGCTGCCTCGTTTTATGTCCATCAACACAAAGGCACTATCAGCGCATTGCGGCGCGTGGTGGAGCCGCTCGGTTATCTGATTGAGGTGCGGGAATGGTGGCAACTTAACGAGGAGCCGGGCACGTTCCGCCTGGTGGTCGGGGTACTCGATACCGGCATCACCGATGAAATGTATCAGGAGCTTGAGCGGCTCATTGACGACGCCAAACCGGCAAGTCGGCACCTGACGGGCCTCGCCATCAGCCTGAGCACCACCGGCAATATTGTGCTGGGTGCGGGATGTTATGACGGTGATGCACTGACAGTTTACCCCTACACACCGGCGGCGATTGTGGTCGGTGGTGATTTTTACCCGGCCTCGGCCATTCATCTGATCGATAACCTGAGAGTGAACGCATGACCGCGAAATATTTTGCAATTCTGACAAGCCAGGGCGCGGCGAAACTTGCGAACGCGACGGCGCTCGGCACTAAATTAAACCTTACACAAATGGCGGTCGGTGACGGTAACGGCGCGTTACCCACGCCAGACCCGGCCCAGACCCGGCTCATTAATCAGAAGCGTATCGCGCCGCTGAATATGCTGAACGTCGACCCCGAGAACACCAGTCAGATTATTGCCGAGCAAATCATCCCCGAAAATGAGGGTGGTTTCTGGATACGTGAAATTGGTCTTTATGACGATGCCGGTGTACTGATTGCCGTGGCGAACTGCCCGGAGACCTATAAACCGCAGTTACAGGAGGGCAGCGGGCGCACCCAGACCATCCGCATGATCCTCATCGTGTCAAACACGGAAGCGGTCACCCTGAAAATTGACCCGGCGGTCGTGCTGGCAACCCGTAAATATGTTGATGATAAAGTTATTGAGGTTAAGGCGTATGCCGATGAGCTGATGGCCGCGCACCTTGCCGCCGCTAACCCACACAATCAGTACGCGCCGAAAGCCTCCCCGGCCCTGACCGGGACGCCTACCGCGCCGACGCCGGTTAAAACGGATAATACAACCAAACTTGCCACCACTGCGCATGTGAAACAGGTCGTGGCGGATTATGCGCCGCTGGCAAACCCGGCGCTTACCGGTAAACCCACTGCACCGACGGCGGCACAGACGTCAAACGACGCGCAGCTCGCGACCACAGCATTTGTGAAGGCGGCGTTGGCGGCTTTGGTGGATTCCTCACCGGCTGCACTGGACACACTGAATGAACTGGCCGCCGCGCTGGGTGACGATCCCAACTTCGCGGCGACCATGACGACAGAGCTTGCCAAAAAAATGGATAAAGCCCGCAACGGGGCGGATATTCCAGACGTAGCGGCGTTTCTCAATAACCTTGGTTTGAAAGAAGCGGCGAAGCGGGCAGTAGGCACCGGAGCGGGTCAGATCCCAGACATGTCAGCATTTGAATATGTGGGAAATGCTTCCGCCGGTTATGTGAAGCTGCCGAACGGCTTTAAATTGCAGTGGCTGGAAACGGGAAAAGTACCGGCAGGCACTACCGGGGTCGGGTACTGGGCGTACCCGTTATCTGTTTGTTTATTTGCTATCGCAGTCCCTGTTGCTGTTACCCCGAATACGACAGCGGGAAACGTTGTGGCCGGGGCGTTTTCAAACGCAGCAGTAGAGCTGCATAACTGGGGGCAGATTTCTGCATCTGCACGCATTATAGGGATTGGACGATGAGTGGATTTTATTATTCAGCAACCACAAACGGCGCGTACCCGCAAAGTGACATCGAAATTTTTAAAGCTACCGGCACCTGGCCGGACGATGCGGTTTTAATGTCTGCGGAAGTGTTTAGCGAATTTTTTAGCGAACTGCCACCGGCAGGAAAAATACGGACTGCCGGGCCTGATGGTTTACCTGCCTGGACTGATATCCCCAAACCTTCAAAAGGGGAGTTAATTAATCAGGCAGAACAGGAAAGGCAGCGCCGCATAGACGATGCCATGCAGTCAATCAGCGTTATACAATTAAAATTACAGGCAGGAAGAAAACTCACAGCCGACGAGACGGTTAAATTAAATATTACACTTGATTATATTGAGGCGGTGGAAGCCCTAGACACTTCCACCGCACCGGATATAAGTTGGTCAACTATTCCGGCTTAACAGGCCAGTTAATGTAGGGTGCTTTTGTTGTATCTACTCGCATCAAAAGCACCCGATATTTTTTCCACTCTGAAAGCTCGCTAGCTTCTTTATCCGTTGCTATACCAGCATCAACCGCATCCTGTCGCCAGGCTATTTCCGCGTCTGCTTCTGTTCGTAAAATATTGCGTTGTTGCTCTGCAACTTCTGCCAATTCAGGTTGTGACAGCGGTGGCGGATTAGTCAACACCGGATTGCCGGTATGATCTGCCGAAATCACTTTTCCCAGAATCTGACCTTCCAGTAAATCAATCCATTGTTTATCACTAATCTGAACGACATCGCTTGGCATCGCCTCGCCATTTATTTCTTCAGAATAAAATCCATTGGTGATCTTAGAGAAATATTTCATCAGTACCCCCAGACAAAATAGCGTGCAGCGACACCGGAGACATTTACATTCGGACCATTGGCACCAACAATTGAACGTCCTCGTAACGCAACGACTGTTTTTGATGATTGTGCAATGTCCACCGCAACAACCACGCATGAATTAGCAGTCCAACCAGATGGAGACCCCTCACTACCTAAGCCTCCGTGAATACTTGACGGGAATGCAGTTGGTAATGTTGCAAAGGCATTACCATTTCCATCCATAGCAACCGTACCCCACTGAATAATCATTCCTGACGGTAATTTCTGATATCCCGTCTGGCCCATTGCCAGCGAAAAAAATGACATGTCAGGGATCTGGCCCGCTCCGGTGCCTACTGCCCGCTTCGCAGCTTCTTTTAAACCAAGGTTTGCGGTAAGTGCCTGCCATTGCTGATCATGTTGGCCATACCAAAAAAGGTTTCTGCAGAACCGTTATAAATGACCGTGCTCGATACAATGCACCCCTGAAATTCAACGGATAAGGGATGCTTTAAATGCTGGTTGGCTATGTGAGGGTGTCAACAAATGACCAGAACACCGCATTACAGAGAAATGCGCTTGAAAGCGCAGGATGTGAGCTGATTTTTGAAGACAAAATAAGCGGCAAAACATCAGAAAGACCCGGATTAAAGAAGCTCCTGAAAGTGCTGGCCTACGGTGACACGCTTATCGTGTGGAAGCTGGATCGGCTGGGGCGAAGTATGCGCCACCTGGTTACCCTGATTGAAGAACTGCGCCAGCGGGGTATTAATTTTCGAAGTCTCACCGACAGCATTGATACATCCACGCCGATGGGGCGATTTTTCTTTCATGTCATGGGCGCGCTGGCGGAAATGGAGCGCGAGTTAATCGTCGAACGTACCCGCGCCGGGCTTGAGGCTGCCCGTGCGCAGGGGCGTATTGGTGGCCGCCGCCCGAAATTAACAGCGGAGCAATGGGCGCAGGCCGGGCGGCTTATTGCTGCCGGTGAAACCCGTCAGCGCGTGGCCCTGATTTATGACGTGGGAGTGTCAACACTGTACCGAAAATTCCCGGCTCAGGCCGGTGTGGAAAAATCGTTGTGTAAGACTCAGACCAACCCTGACAAATAGCCCACCAAACAGGTGAACCCGACAATAGCACTTGCCCCTTAACCACGGAGTTAAACGGATGAGTGACTATCATCACGGCGTCCAGGTGCTTGAGATTAACGACGGCACCCGCGTCATTTCGACTGTATCAACGGCCATTATTGGCATGGTCTGCACGGCCAGCGATGCCGATGCCGCAACATTTCCCCTCAACACGCCGGTATTAATTACCCGCGTCCAGAATGCCATCGCGAAAGCAGGCAAAAAAGGCACCCTGCGCGCCGCACTCCAGGCCATCGCCGACCAGGCAAAACCGGTTGTTGTGGTGGTGCGCGTGGAGGAGGGCACCGGCCCGGACGCCGAAGCGCAGACCCTTTCCAACATCATCGGCACCACCGACGAAAACGGCAAATACACCGGGCTTAAGGCGCTGCTGAGTGCCGCCGCCGTTACCGGCGTGAAGCCGCGCATCCTCGGTGTACCGGGCCTCGACTCGCTGGAAGTGGCGACGGCGCTCGCGCCGGTGTGTCAGAAGCTTCGCGCGTTTGGCTATGTCAGCGCATGGGGCTGCAAAACCCTGTCAGAGGCTATCGACTATCGCGAGAATTTCAGTCAGCGCGAGCTCATGGTCATCTGGCCGGATTTTCTGGCATGGGACACCACGGCGAACAGCACCGCCACAGCATACGCCACGGCGCGGGCGCTGGGCCTGCGCGCCAAAATCGACCAGGAGCAGGGCTGGCACAAAACCCTGTCTAACGTGGGCGTCAATGGCGTGACCGGCATCAGCGCGGATGTGTTCTGGGATTTACAGGAGCCCGGCACCGATGCCGACCTGCTTAACGAGGCGGGCGTCACAACGCTTGTCCGTAAGGACGGTTTCCGCTTCTGGGGTAACCGCACCTGCTCGGATGATCCGCTGTTTGTGTTTGAGAACTACACCCGCACCGCGCAGGTCATCGCCGACACAATGGCCGAGGGGCATATGTGGGCGGTCGACAGGCCTGTCACCGCCACGCTTATTCGCGACATCGTTGATGGCATCAATGCCAAATTCCGCGAGCTGAAAACCGGCGGTTACATCGTTGATGCGACCTGCTGGTTTGATGAGGAGGCCAACGACGCCGAAAGCCTCAAGGCCGGAAAACTGATTATTGATTATGACTACACGCCGGTGCCGCCACTGGAAAACCTGACCCTGCGCCAGCGTATTACCGATAAGTACCTGGCTAACCTGGTCTCCTCCGTCAACAGCAAGTAAGGAGCCTGTTAAATGGCAATGCCGCGCAAGCTTAAGTTTATGAATGTGTTTCTTGATGGCTACAGCTATCAGGGGGTGGCGGCCTCCGTCACCCTGCCGAAGCTGACCCGCAAGCTGGAAAACTGGCGGGGTGCCGGGATGAATGGTGTCGCGCCGGTCGATCTCGGTCTTGACGACGACGCCCTGTCGATGGAGTGGTCGCTCGGTGGTTTCCCCGATGAGGTTATCTGGGGGCTTTACGGTGCAGTGAATGCCGACGCCGTGCCGATCCGTTTCGCGGGCTCCTACCAGCGCGACGACACCGGCGAAACGGTGCCGGTTGAGGTGGTCATGCGTGGCCGTCAGAAAGAAATTGACACCGGCGAAGCGAAACAGGGCGAGGATACCGAGGCGAAAATCTCTGTGATTTGTACCTATTTCCGCCTTGTGCTGAACGGTAAGGAGCTGGTCGAGATCGACACCCTCAACATGATTGAGAAAGTGAACGGCACCGACCGGCTGGAACAGCACCGCCGCAATATCGGCCTGTAATTGAACACCGGCCAGCGAGCTCTGGCCGGTTATTTCCCGACTTTAAATCGTGAGAATCCCATGAGCAAAGAAAACGTAGTTATTCTGGAAAAACCCGTTAAACGTGGCGAGCAGGTGATTGAAGAAATCACCGTGATCAAACCCACTGCCGGTACGCTTCGCGGCGTCAGCCTGGCGGCGGTGGCGAACTCTGAAGTTGATGCGCTGATTAAGGTGCTGCCGCGCATGACGGCCCCGTCGCTGACCGAGCAGGAAGTTGCCGCGCTGGAGCTGCCGGATTTAATTGCCCTGGCCGGTCAGGTGGTCGGTTTTTTGTCACCGAGCTCGGCGCAGACTTCCCGGTAAAACTGACGGTCGATGACCTGATGGCGGATATCGCGGTGATCTTTCACTGGCCGCCATCAGAGTTATTTCCCCTGAGCCTGACCGAGCTCGTCATATGGCGCGAAAAAGCGCTCCAGCGAAGCGGACACACGAATGAGCGATAACGTTAAATTACAGGTATTACTCAGGGCGGTAGACCAGGCATCGCGACCGTTTAAAGCGGTGCAGGCGGCAAGCCGCATCCTTTCCGGTGAAATTCGCGGGTCACAGAATGAGCTCAAAGAGCTGAACGCCCGCGCCCGTCAGATTGAGGGCTTTCGCAAAACAAGCGCCCAGCTTGCGGTCACCGGCAATGCGCTTGAGCAGGCAAAAGCGCAGGCCGCCGCGCTGGCGCTCCAGATGCGCAACACCGCCAACCCGACGAATGCGCAGGTTAAAGCGCTGGAAAATGCCAGGCGAAGCGCGGCGGAACTGCAAACGAAGTTCAACGGCCTGCGCCTGTCGGTGCAGAATCAGCGCGGTGCGCTGCAACAGGCCGGTATCGACACGCGCAACCTGTCAGCCGCAGAGCGCCAGTTACGCGGTAATATCGCGCAGACCACCGAAACGATGGAGCGCCAGCGCGCCGCCCTTGCGCGGGTCAGCCAGCAACAGGCCCGGCTGAATGCCGTGCGGGCGCGTTACGAACGGGGCCGGGAGATCGTCGCCGGTGCGCGTAACGCCAGTGCGGCGGCGCTGGGACTCGGTACAGCGGGCCTGTTTGCCGGTAGTCAGTTGATTGCCCCCGAAGTGCAGGCAGAAAAAAGCGGCGCGTTAATTGCCGCGCGGCAGGGCGAAAGCAGTGAGACCGGGGCGAAGTATACCCGTGTGATCAAGGACGTCAGCGCGTCAGGCGTAAGTGATGATATTGAACGTATCACCGAAGCCGTATCGGCGGTGCGCAGTACCCTCGGGACAATGGGCGATGTGGGCGAGGCGGAGTTAAACCGCATCACCCGTAAGGCGCTGGATATGCAGACCGCATTTGGTAGTGAAGCTGCCGAGAGCATCCAGATTGCGGGCATCATGATGAAAAACGGCCTCGCAAAAGACAGCGATGAGGCGCTCGATCTCATCGTGTCCGGTATGCAGCGGGTTTCCGCACAGATGCGCGGCGAGATGCCGGAAATCCTGCATGAATATTCCACCCATTTTCGCAATATGGGCTTTACCGGTGCGGAAGCGATGTCGCTGCTTGTCGATATGTCGAAGCAGGGAAAATTCGCGCTGGATAAAACCGGCGACGCCATCAAGGAATTTTCGATCCGTGGCTCGGATATGTCGAAAAACAGCGTCGCGGCATATCAGCAAATTGGCCTTAACGCCGGGAAGATGTCAGCGGCTATCGCCAGCGGTGGTGAAAAGGCGCGCGTGGCGATGCAGAAAACCGCGCGCGGCCTGCTGAAAATAAAGAACCCGGCGGAGCGGGCCAACGCGGCGATTGCGCTGTTTGGTACGCCCATTGAGGATTTGTCCATTGACCAGATCCCTGCGTTTCTCGGGGCGCTGGCCGGGGTGAAAAACCAGCTTGGTGACGTCAGCGGCGCGGCGGCGGATATGGGTAACACGCTGCGCGATAACCTGTCCGGGGATGTGGAGCGGTTGCAGGGTGCGTTTTCCGGGCTTCGCCTGAACGTGTTCACAGGCATGAATGACCAGCTTCGCAAACTCACGCAGACCGCGACGCAGTGGGTCGAGCGGCTTAACGTCTGGGTAAAGGCTAACCCTGAACTGGTATCAAAAATTGTCCTTGTGGCGGGGGCGGTGACGGGCCTCGTTGCCGTTCTGGGTGGCGTGGGGCTGGTGATGTGGCCGGTGATGGCCGGTATTAATATGCTGATAGCCGGGGCGGGCCTGCTGGCGACCGGCTTCAGTATCGCCGGGTCAACCATTGCGGCATCCTTTGGCGCGATTGCCTGGCCGGTGGTGGGAGTGGTGGCGGCTGTCGTCGCCGGGGCATTGCTTATACGTAAATACTGGGAACCCATCAGCGCCTTTTTTGGCGGCGTGGTGGAAGGGTTGCGCTCGGCATTCGGGCCGGTTGGTGACATTTTTACGCCGCTGGGCCCGATGTTCGACACGCTGGGCAACGGGCTGCAAAAGGTCTGGCAGTGGTTTAAGGATCTGGTCGCGCCGGTCAGGGCTACCCAGGACACGCTCAACAGTTGCCGGGAGACCGGGGTGTTATTCGGTCAGGGGCTGGCCGCTGCGCTGAGGATGCCCCTTAATGCCTTTAACAAACTGCGCAGCGGGATCGACTGGGTGCTTGAAAAGCTGGGTGTGATTAACAAGGATGCCTCCACGCTCGACAAAACCGCCGCGAAAGCGAACGCCGCCACACAGGGCGGGGGCTATGTGCCGGTAACCGGTGCGTATGGAGGCTATCAGGGTTACCAGCCGGTGACGGCACCGGCGGGCCGGTCTTATATCGACCAGAGCAAAAGTGAGTACAACATCACTTTGCCGGGCGGTGTGGCACCGGGTAACAACCTCACGCAACAGTTTCGTGAAGAAGTTGAGCGTATCGAACGTGAAAAGCGCGCCCGCAACCGCGCCAGTATGATGCACGACTGAGGAAAAAAATCATGATGCTCGCACTCGGGATGTTTGTATTTATGCGCCAGACGTTGCCTTACCAGACGCTGCAACGTGATGCGGAATACCGGTGGCCCTCAAACCCGCGCATCGGAAAGCGTGACGCCTTTCAGTATCTGGGGCCGGGTGAGGAAACCGTTGCGCTTGCCGGGGTGCTTTTCCCGGAACTGACCGGCGGAAAGCTGACACTGACCACGGTGCGCCTGATGGCGGAGGAGGGGCGCGCCTGGCCTTTACTGGATGGTAACGGCATGATTTACGGAATGTACGTTATCAACAACGTAAGCGAAACCGGGGCGATTTTTTTCAGTGACGGTACACCGCGAAAAATCGACTTTACCCTGAAGCTCACCCGCGTGGATGAATCCCTCGCGGCCATTTACGGCGACATTGGCCGCCAGGCGCAGTCGCTTATCGGTAAGGCCGGAGAGATGGCGAAGGGTCTGACCGGCTTAATGGGGGCGGTCTGATGCTTGACATGCTGACAGGTAACGCGGGCGGGGTTCGCACGCCAGCCTATATGCTGACCATCAACAGCCGGGACATTACCGGCAATATCAGTGACCGGCTGATAAGTATGACCCTGACCGACAACCGGGGATTTGAGGCCGATCAGCTCGATATTGAGCTTAACGACGCCGACGGCCTTGTCGAACTGCCGATCCGGGGCGCAGTGCTGACGCTGTTCATTGGCTGGAAAGGGGAGGTACTCACCGGCAAAGGGAGTTTTACCGTTGATGAAGTCGAGCACCGGGGCGCGCCGGATGTGGTGACCATTCGCGCCCGCAGCGCTGATTTTCGCGGGACGCTCAATTCACGGCGCGAGCAGTCCTGGCACGACACCACCCTCGGGGCCATTGTGGAGGCCATCGCCGCGCGTAACAAACTGGCCGCAGGCGTCGCGCCGGAGCTCGCCGGGATAAAAATCCCGCACATCGACCAGTCGCAGGAGTCCGACATTAAATTCCTGTCCCGTATTGCTGAGCGAAACGGCGGCGAGGTGTCGGTGAAAATGGGGAAACTGCTGTTTCTCAAAGCGGGGCGGGGGGTGACCGCCAGCGGCAAGCCGATCCCGCAGGTGACCATCACCCGCAGCGACGGTGATCGTCATCAGTTTGCTATTGCCGACCGGGGTGCTTACACCGGCGTAACGGCGAAATGGTTACACACAAAAGACCCTAAGCCGCAGAAACAAAAGGTTAAGCTTAAGCGTAAACCGAGGCCACCGAAACCCGGCGCACCGGCGCACCCTAAAGCGAAGCCGGTAAAAATACCCGAAGCGCGTCAGGGCGAATACATGGCCGGTGAGGCTGACAATGTTTTTGCGCTGACAACCATCTTTGCCACAAAAGCCCAGGCAATGCGCGCCGCCCAGGCAAAATGGGATAAGTTACAGCGCGGTGTCGCGGAGTTTTCGGTAAGCCTGGCATATGGCCGCGCTGATCTGTACCCGGAGATGCCCGCGAAAGTATCGGGTTTTAAACGTGTAATTGACGATCAGGCATGGGTCATTACAAAAGTAACGCACTCGCTCAATAACAGCGGTTACACGACGGCGCTTGAATTTGAAGTGAAGATTTCAGATGTTGAATACGACGACGATGGAGACTGAAAAAGTAATCGAAACGAGTTCTTTATTGTTCTCCAAATGGGAACAATGATGTAAGATTGTTCTCAATACTGATAACAATAGGGAAAGCAAATGTTTCATTGCCCGCAATGTCATCACGCAGCACATGCACGTACCAGCCGTTATCTTAGTGAAAATACTAAAGAACGTTACCATCAGTGCATGAATATCAATTGCAGTTGCACTTTTGTGACGATGGAGTCGGTAGAGCGTTTTATCGTCACTCCTGGAAAAATTGATTTTGCTCCACCCCATCCAAGCCCGTCCGGGCAACAACAAATCTGGATGTAAATATAACCCCGCAATGCGGGTTTTCTTTGACTAAAAATCTGTCGCCACTTTGTCGCCCACTGGTCAAATGAGTAATTGCAACTAATTGAATTTAATGGGTTTAAATTGCAGGCAACAAAAAACCCATCAACCTTGAACCAAAACGGCGGGGTTGATGGGCTCCACAAATTGGGGACATCAAAGAAAAGCAGTGGCACTAATTCAGACTGCGGCTGCCTTCAAAAGTTCGCCCCTAAGTTAAAAAAATCACAAAAATTTTTAACGTCCTACCAACCCAGGCCCGGCCAGATGATGACAATCAGCGTTCCTGCCAATGTTAACAAGACGTTAGCGATAGCGTAGGTGCCTGCATAACCCAGCGCCGGGATATTGCTACGGGCGGTATCGCTGATAATTTCCATGGCTGGCGCACAGGTGCGTGCGCCCATCAGGGCACCAAACAGCAGCGCGCGGTTCATTTTCAGCACCCAGACGCCGAACATAAAGCTGATGACCACTGGCAACAGGCTGACGATAAGCCCGGCGATCAGCATTTGACCGCCCACCGCGCCCAGGCTGTGGCCGATGCCGCTACCTGCGCTTAATCCCACGCCCGCCATAAACACCATCAGGCCGAACTCTTTCACCATCATCAGCGCGCCCTGCGGAATGTAGCCGAAAGTCGGGTGGTTGGCACGCAAGAAGCCCAGCATAATTCCGGCGAACAGCAGACCGGCCGCATTACCGATGCCAAAGCTGAACGAGCTGAACTGGAAAGTGATCATCCCAATCATCAGGCCGATGATAAAGAAGGCGCAAAAGGCCAGCAGATCGGTAACCTGGCTGTGAATCGAGATAAACCCGATGCGGTCAGCGATGGTTTTCACGCGCCGCGCGTCGCCGCTCACCTGCAACACATCCCCTTTGTTGAGCACGATATTGTCGTCGATCGGCATTTCAATCTGGCTGCGGATCACGCGGTTCAGGAAGCAGCCGTGATCGGTGAGCTTCATCTGACCAAGCCGGCGGCCCACCACGTTATGGTTTTTCACCACGATCTCTTCGGTCACGATACGCATGTCCAGCAAGTCGCGGTCAAACACTTCTTTACCGTTGCGGAAACTCGGGTCGAGGCGGGCGTGAGCGTCCGGATAACCCACCAGCGCGATTTCATCCCCCACCTGCAATACCGCATCGCCATCCGGGTTCGCCAGAATGCCGTTACGGCGAATGCGTTCGATATAGCAGCCGGTCTGGCGGTAAATCCCCAGTTCGCGCAGATTTTTGCCGTCGGCCCACGCCACCAGTTCTGGCCCAACGCGGTAGGCGCGGATCACCGGCAGATAAACTTTGCGGTTGGAATCGGTATCCAGCCCGCGCTCGCGGGCGATTTGCTGGGCGCTGGTCTGCAGATCCTGGTGCTGCAATTTTGGCAGATAGCGCGCGCCGAAAATCAGGCTGACCAGGCCAATCAAGTAGGTGAGGGCGTAACCGAGGCTAAGATGATCCAGTGCGGTGCTGAGCGTAGTGCCCTCCATCCCGGAATGGCGCAGCGTATCCCCCGCGCCAACCAGCACTGGCGTCGAGGTCATTGACCCCGCCAGCATCCCCGCCGTGAGGCCGATATCCCAGCCGAACAGTTTGCCAAGGCCGAGGGCGATCAGCAGAGCGCTGCCCACCATCACCGTGGCTAACATTAAATAATTCTTACCATCGCGAAAAAAAATAGAGAAAAAGTTAGGCCCGGCTTCCACGCCAACACAAAAAATAAACAGCATAAAGCCCAAATTCAGCGCGTCGGTGTTAATTGAAAAATTATGCTGGCCTAATAATAACGAGACGACTAAAACGCCAATAGAATTACCCAGTTGGACAGAACCGAGCCGTAATTTGCCAAGACAGAGTCCTAAAGCCAGTACAACAAATAATAACAGGATGTAATTCCCGCTTAACAAATCTGCGACGTTTATATTCACGGCGGCTAACTTCTCGTTTACCAGTAACCTATTGAAATGGGTGATGTTTTACGCTACTGTTTTGGCCCATAATCGAAGATATGCTGATTGTTCATTCATCACATTAATATCTCGGGCAAAAACACGCGATGGCCGGTAGTTTAATCGGATTACCCGTGGTCGGCTAGCGAGAAATAGTGTCATGAATCGTTTTAGGCAGGGATTGCCGCAGTGCTTATTCTAACTGGGTAACCCGTATTTCCGGGTGATTGTTTTTAGTTTGATATGGGCAATGTCAGGGGATATCGGTGATGAAAGCTCCTTTTTGGCCGGGTACAGTATGTAGCTTCATACTCTTTCTGGTCGTATTTATTCTCCATAAGCTTTCGGTGTCGGGATATTATCCCGTGCAGAAGCATCTCGATCTCGGCATGCTGTGTTTTCTTCTGCCGGGGATGATTGCCAGTTTCTTCTCTCGCGACGATCGCCTGTTTAAACCGCTGCTGGGCGCGATGCTGGCGGCGCCGTTATGTTTGCTGCTGGTGTTTATTACGCCTATTCCTGAGCGGTCGCTGTTTCAGGAGGTGGCCTGGCTTTTTGGCGCGGTATTCTGGTGCGGGCTGGGTGCGCTCTGCTACCTGTTCGCGCGAAAGCTGTTAAAATTGTCAGAATAAAAAAACCGGCTCAGCGAGCCGGTTTTTTTATGAACGATAAATCAGGCGGTATAAAGTGATAGATTGGCTTTCGCCCAGGCTTCAAAATCGGTGTAGCCGCCGATGTGGGTAGAGTCCACGAAGATCTGCGGTACGGTTTCTACCGGTTTGCCGACGGTTTTTTCCAGGTCAGCTTTGGTGATGCCTTCTGCGTGAATATCAACGTAGCGGAAGTTGAAATCGTCGCGCTCGGCGGTCAGTTTCTCAGCCAGTTCTTTAGCGCGAACGCAGTAAGGGCAGCCCGGACGACCAAAAATAACTGCAAACAT